CACTAAGATCGTCAAGCGCTACCGTGATGACGCAAAGGAATACACGTATGGCAACGAGTCTGCGCGCTTCAATATCCTGTGGGCCAATGTTCAAACGCTGGTTCCAGCCACTTTTAGTCGTCTACCGCAGCCCGACGTATCGCGACGCTTCCGGGACTCAGATCCTATCGGCCGTGTGGCAAGTCTGCTTCTTGAGCGCGCGCTCGAATTCGAAGTAAGGCATTACCCGGATTACCGGGAAGCGATGAAAAACAGCGTCATGGATCGCTTTCTAGGCGGGCGTGGCGTGTCATGGGTACGATATGAGCCAGTTACGAGCGTCCAAGAGCCTATCTCGCCGGATGATGAGGCTGGCGATGATCCTGCAGTTGTTGAGGGTGCGGGAGCAGAGCAGATCTCGGAAGACGGACCGCTCGAACAAATAGACGACGAGACGGCACCTGTCGACTATGTGCATTGGCGCGATTTCGGCCATTCTGTGGCGCGCACCTGGGAAGAAGTGTCGTGCGTGTGGCGCAAGGTCTATCTGCCTTATGCCGATCTCTGCGAGCGCTTCGGAGAAGAGACAGCACGGCGCATTCCGCTGGATGCGAGCAACCCTGCCGAAGGCTACGGCGAGTCGAAGATGCCGTCGAACGATGTCGGCATGGGTAAGCAAGCCTGCATCTACGAGATTTGGGATAAGACCACGCAGAAGGCTGTGTGGATCTCGAAGAACGTCGGCGTGCTGCTGGATGAGAAGCCCGATCCGCTCGGGCTGGAAGGCTTCTGGCCGTGCGCCAAGCCTCTCTACGGTACGACTACTAGCGATACGCTGGTCCCGGTTCCCGATTTCATCCAGTATCAGGACCAAGCGAACGAGCTCGACACGATCAGCGATCGGATCGATGGGCTGATTAAGGCGCTCAAAGTCCGCGGTGTCTATAACGCTGAGTTCAAGGAATTACAGCGCTTGTTCACGGAGACGGGCAATAACGATCTCGTTCCGGTCAAGAGCTTTGCATCGTTCGCGGAGAAGGGTGGACTCAAGGGAGCGATGGATCTCGTCGACCTGAGCCCGATTGCTCAGGCGCTGTCGATCGCATTCGAAGCGCGTGAGAACGTCGTCCAGCAGATCTACGCGCTGACCGGGATTGCCGACATCATGCGCGGCGAGACGGACGCAGCAGAGACGGCGACCGCGCAGGGCATCAAGGCCCGCTTCGGTGCGGTTCGTCTGCGGACCACGCAGGAAGATGTGGCGATCTATGCGACCGAACTGCTTCGCCTGAAAGCGCAGGTCATCTGCGGCAAGTTCAGCGATCAAACTATCCTGCAGATGGCGTCGGCCGAGCAGTTGCAGCCTTCGGATCAGCAACTGATTCCGCAGGCGTTGCAGATGCTGCGCAACAACGTGATGCGCTCGTTCCGTATCGAAGTCGACGCGGATTCGCTGGTGCAGATCGACGAGGACGCGCAGAAGAAAGACCGCGTGGAATTCCTGACGACCGTCAGCGGCTTCCTGCAATCGGCTATCCCGGCCGCGACGCAGAACCCGGAACTGGCTCCAGTGCTGGTTGAGATGCTGAAGTTCGGTGTTTCCGCGTTCAAGGCAGGCAAGACGCTCGAAGGCATGCTGGATAACGCGATGGAATCGCTCCAGAAGCAGATCCAAGCGCAGGAAGGACAGCCGAAGCCGCCTCCGATCGAAATCCAGAAGGTGCAAGCCGAGTCGCAAGCGCGCATCCAAGAGAAGCAGGCCGGCATGCAGATGGATATGCAGATGGAGCAGCAGCGCAACCAACTGGAAGCGGCCAAGTTGCAGCAGGAAGGCCAGATCGAGATGCTGAAGGCTCATCTTGAGCAGCAGACAGCCGAGGCGGAGCAGCGCTATCAGGCCCAGCAAGCGGCACAAGAGACGGCAATGGAAATGCAGCGCGACGAAATGGAGCGTCAGGCTCAGGAGCGCACGGAGCAAATGAAGGCGATGTTTGAAGCCGACAAAGCCGAGCGCGATCGCCAGTTCCAGATGCTGATTGCTGCGATGAACAATCAGGTCAAGCTCGAAGTTGCCGAAATCGGCGCACAAACCACTCTCGAAGCCTCGCAGATCAGTGCGGCCAAGCAAGGGAGCGAAGAGTGATCGACTTGCGCCTGGGCGATTGCCGGGAAGTGTTACGCACGCTCGACGCCGATTCTATTGACCTCACAGTAACAAGCCCGCCGTATGACAACCTGCGCACCTATAACGGCTTCACATTCGATTTCGAGGGTATCGCGCGCGAGCTCTACCGCGTGACGAAGCCGGGCGGCGTCGTGGTTTGGGTTGTGGGCGATGCGACGGTGAAGGGCAGCGAGACGGGAACGAGTTTCCGGCAAGCGCTGTATTTCCGCGATGTGTGCGGGTTCAATCTGCACGACACGATGATATACGCGAAATCGTGCGTAACAAATGCCGGAAGCCTCGCCTGCTACCGACAGTCTTTCGAATACATGTTTGTCCTGGCGAAGGGAAAGCCTTCCTCACTGAATTTACTCCGGGATTCGCCGAACAAATCGGCTGGTCGAAAGGTGACCGCGACTAAGCGTAAGGCTAACGGAACCACGGAAACCTATACCGCAACCGTTCCCGAGTACTCGATTCGAAAAAACGTGTGGGAGATCGACGCGGGATACATGAGGAGCACAGGCGATCGCGATGCGTTCAAACACCCCGCCATATTTCCCGAATCCCTCGCTCGCGATCACATTCTATCGTGGTCAAACGAAGGCGACACCGTGCTCGACCCGTTCCTCGGCTCGGGCACAACCGGAAAGATGGCGCGGCAACACGGCCGCAAGTTTGTCGGCATTGAGATAAGCGCCGACTATCTCGCTATCGCGCAAAAGCGCATCGCAGATGCGACGCCGAACGATTTACTCGCAGCTTAACCATATGCCTATCTACGCAACTAAATGCCAGTCCTGCGGCAGGGATGATGCCGTCTATCGCTCCGTTGCTGAACGCGATAAGGACATCCCTGCATGTGAGTGCGGCGGCGCAGTGCAGCGCGTCGTCAGCGCTCCCTATGTGGCTGCGGACATGTCTCCGTACCGCTCGATGATTACGGGCGAAATGATCACTTCCCGGTCGCATCATCGCGCGCACCTGAAGGCGCACAACTGCATCGAGATCGGCAATGAAACGAAGTACCTGAAGCCAAAAGAAAAGATCGACCTTGCGCCCGAGTCGAAGAAGGCGCGCAAGCAAAAGATTATCGACCAAGTGAACGCGCTTAAATAAGCCACGGAGAAAACATGGGAACCCGCAGAGAAGATCTAGCCGAAGCGCTCGAAGCGATCGACGAGCACGTAGGCGACACGCCGGAAGCAGTGCATGAAGTTGTCGTGGACGCGCCGAGCGTCGAGAACATCAGCGCAGAACCGGTCGAGAACGAAGGCCGAGCACGGGACGAATCGGGCCGCTTTGCCCCTAAAGCGCCCGCTGCGCCGTCTGCTGATGCTGTAGCAGGCGTCGAAACGCAGCCGGTCACGTTGGAGCGTCCTGAGCCGCCGAAGTCATGGAAGGCCGAGCAGCGCGCCCATTGGGACAAGCTAGATCCGGAAGTCGCGAAGTACATTCATCAGCGAGAGCAGGAAAGCCAGCGCGGGTTCGACGAGTACCGCTCGAAAGTCGAGCCGATCGTCCAGCAGATCCAGCCGCATATCGATGAGCTGCGCCAACAGGGCGTGCAGCCGGAAATGGTCGTTCGTGACCTTCTGCATACGCGCCGACTGCTTGCGACTGGTGACGAGGCGACGAAGATCCAGACGCTAGTGAATGTGGCGCATGCGTGCGGCATTCCGCTCCAGCAAATGTTGCAGCAGAGCGCGGCGGTCCCGCAGCACATGCAGCAGCACATCGACCCGAACGTGATGCAGGCGCAACAGCGTGCGCGCGATCTTGAGTTCCAGATGGCGCAGCGGCAGCAGCACGAACACGCACAGATGCAAGCGGCCGCGGTGGCTGAAGTCGAAAACTTCAAGTCTTCGCATCCGTATGTAGACCAATTGGGGCCGCAGATGCAGCAACTGCTACAAGCAGGGCTGGCTACGGATCTTGATAGCGCCTATTCGAAGGCGCTCCGCTTGAACGACGAACTTTTCCAGAAGAGCCAAGCGACACAACGCGAAGCCGCTGAAAAGCAACGTCGTATCGAGGCGGATAAGGCGGCGAAAGCTGCCAAAGCGAACGCAGTCAGCACGCGAACGACCACACCCGGCGCGATCGCGGCAACGACAGGCGGGGCACCGAAAGGACGGCGCGCGGCTCTCGAAGATTCCT